GCAGGGACGCAACGAGTTCACGGTGGGTACACCGTCTGCTTTGTTTACGGATGACCCTGCCGAATCAAGTTCTGTTCCTCAGTTGAAGTACGACACGTTGAACTTTGCAAGCCTTGCCGACAATGTTGCAAACAAGGTGATTGTGTCTCCTGAGGGTTTAGCGCCGCAAACTTTCGGCACGGGCACTAAGTCGTTTGAAATGAACTCTTATGACCAAACCACTTCGCAGGCTGGCAATCTTGCAGCGTATGTGCAGAGCACGTTGACGCAGGCAACTGATGTTCCGTTTCTTGTCAGCGCTCGTACCTCAATGCAGACCGACTTGTCTTTGTTGGGTTTAGCGGCTACGGGGGCTCAGGAGCGTTTGTTTGTGCAGGTAGAGCTGCGTGGCACGGTTTACAACTGCATTGTTAACGGTGCGACTGTGTCTTCTGATCCGTCTGACACAAGGGTTAGCCTCAACCTTTTTGCTGCTGACCTGTCTGCGTTTTTTGTGTTGGACAATTCTTTCTATGGGCGTTTACAAGATGACGGCCCACCTGCCTACAACAACAAGTTAGGATTTTAGTTATGCCAGTTCCAGATTTTTCACCGGGTGAGGTTTTGACCGCTGCCGCTATGGACTCAATCGGCTTGTGGAAGGTGGCTAGCGGTACTTTGTCGCTTACCACGTCGGCCACCAATGTCACTGGCGTTTTTAGTTCAAACTATAAGAATTATCGTGTCTTGTTTAACATTGTCACTCGTTCAACATTAAACAGAATTGACATGAAATACATTCTTGGCACTACTCCCACAAGTAGCGGGTATTACCAAGGCGGCGTCGGTGGAACTTATGCAGCCGACACTGTTATCTATTTTCAGCGGTCTAACAATGATGCTCAATTTTTTGGGCAGTCTGCTAGCGGAGCCAGTTTCTGGACTATGGAAATAGCAACGCCATTTCCATCAGATGCTTCTACTAATCATCTTGGAACATTTTCGGACAGAAACTCTGCTCTGGCGTACCATTTTGGCGGTGAACAAATAGCCGCTAGTTCTTTTACTGGTTTCCAGTTGTATACCAGTACTGGGACTGCAACAGTCGAATATCAAGTGTTTGGATACCGCAACTAATGAGCAACACAGAAAAACAAACCGTTCACGACTGGTCATCAGGCAGTCTTGAAATCTACGAAATAGACGCAACAATCGAGGAGAAGCATGAACCGCCTGCTGATAACGCTGACGCTTTGCCTAGCGCTGAGTAGTTGCGCTGACCGAGTCCGCGAAAACTGCGACACCACAAAAGCCACCGGCACATTCGAAAGGCGCTGCCAATGAACCCCGAAAAAAGACTCACCAACGAAGAAATCAAAGCCCGACTAATCCTCATCGTAGGAATCGCACTCTCGTTCTCATTCGTAGCCGCAATCGTCTCGCTGATCTACGGCTTGCTGTTCGTTGTACAGCCTCTTGAGCAGGCACCCAACGACGCTGAGGCGTGGGCTGTCCTCTCACCAATGCTGATGACCCTCGCCGGTGGTCTCATCGGACTGCTCGCTGGTAACGGTCTCAAGGACAAGCCAAAAGACCCACCGACCACACCGCCAGTGCCATGAGCCGTAAATACCCGTTCTACCCATCATGGGACGGCAAAGCCACAGACCCCGTCACCAAGAAGTTCTACGACCTCTGCAAACGCCGATGGGCATTTACCAACCTAGGCATGTATGTCCTGAGAAACGCTCGAGGCTCTAAGCACATGTCAGTGCATGCGACAGGCTTCGCCGTTGACATGGGCTACCCAAAGACCCGTGCAGGCCGTGCCACCGCCCGTGAAGCATGGGACTGGCTCATCGAACACAGCGAAGAGCTGCGTATCTGCGAGATTCACGACTACTCGTACCTGAACCCGAAACAGGATCCGAAAGACAAGACCGCTTGGGGACGTGGTTTCCGCTGTTCCCGTGGCGAAGGTGTCAAAGGTGTCAAGGTGTTTACCGCTACCGACAACGCAGGCACACCCGGCGGTGCATGGCTCCATGTCGAGGTGTCCAACGATTGGGAATCCCCTGAGGCTTTTGAGGCTGCATGGCGCGCCCTACCTAAGCCTGTAAAGACTCCCTAGGGGCTTGGTCTCTCCTAGGGGCTAGGAGGGTTGGGTGTGTTGTTTCTCCCCCACTCCAGCCCTCCGCTTTCGTAATGCTTGACTTGTGTTTACACATTGGTCAGAATGTTTACACGGGCGACCAAGCGCCCCCAAAACAAAGGAGACATCATGTTCGATGACTTGCCACTCTTCCGCAAAGAAGACCCAATCACCTCAGTGCTAGGCGCTGGCGATGTAAAGCCCCGTAGAGGCTCCCAGCAGGCTCTCCTGCTCGCTGAATACGCATTCCGTGACGGACTTACCGACGAAGAAGCAGGGCTTTTCTCAGGGCTTCTCAGCCGTCCTAAGTGCTGCTACTGGAAACGGTGCTCAGAGCTTCGCGCAAAGGGTCTCATCGTCCCTACAGGCGAAACACGGCTCTCATCGGCTGGTTCAGCCATGCAGGTCTGTGCCATTACCCCATCAGGGAAAGAAGCATTGTCATGAAACTTTGTATCGCAGATCCCCCCTACTTAGGCAGAGCTGTGCGATGGTACGGCGAAGGTGGTTGTGGATACGGAAATGGCGTAAACCAAGCTGACAACCATCCCGAGGCTTATTTGTGGGATCTTCCTGAAACTCACAAACAGTTAGTTCGAGACCTTGAGCGCGACTTTGACGGCTGGGCTATTGCCATGAGCGTTCACAGTTTGAGCACGTATTTGGAAGTCGTTGAGACTGAAAGCAGGAACGGGATTCGGGTCTGCGTATGGCATAAACCTGCAGCCGTTACAAGTGGAAACAGGGTTACCAACAGCTGGGAGCCTGTGCTTATTCGTATGCCAGCTAGTCGCAAAGGTTGGAAGAGTGGAGGCGTTAGGACAAGTGACGTGATGACTTGTAACCCTCTTCGAAGTGGTTTTGTCGGCTCAAAGCCTAAAGAATGGACTCATTGGGTTTTAGACCTTTTGGGATACCAAGAAGGTGATGAAGTTACAGACCTATTTGAAGGTTCAGGCGCAGTCTCTCAAGCTTTGAAAGAACAGAGGTTGTTCTAATGATGGTATTCCTAGTCACCGTGCCTCTAGGGTTATTTATGGCCTGCCTCATCTACGGCATGTACCAAGCCCTTGACATTGAAACCCACTGGCAAGACCCTCCGTATGACTGGAACTTCGAAGACGAAGATCTATGGATTACAGAGGCTGAATTATTGGACTATCAAAGAAGAGAAGATTGAAACGTGCATTGCTCTGCTTCGCAGTACTCACCTTATTTATCCCGTCCGTGCAAGCATCAGCTGCACCCGAGTGGAAATGCCCACAGTGGCACGACCTCATGCGTAAACACGGCTTGCCTATCAGGGTCTTCGACAAAATCATGTGGCGAGAGTCCCGGTGCATCCCAACGGCTATCGGGTGGAATTACTTTGATGGTAAAGACCACACCGATTGTGTGCTATCGCCTGCACATATTTACAAGAATTGCAAAGCGGTTAAGTCTTATGATGTCGGCTTGCTTCAAGCGAACTCGGGGTGGCGATCGTTAACGGCTCGGGTGTGTAAACGCCCAGCGCGTCAACTGATACGCTCCCTGACAGACCCTTCCTGCAATCTCAAGGTGGCAAGTGTCCTTTGGGATGATGGCAAGGGATTATCAAACTGGCGTGCCACGTCAGGTCAGTAAACAATAAACATTCAGGAGAAACGAATGATAAACAAACCACACGCGGTAGCCGTCAGGCTCACCCCCGATGAGTTTGAGGCAATCAAGCTCTGGCAAAACAACCACAACCACAAGAACATCACAGAGACACTCCGAGTGTGGCTGGAGATTGACCTTGCCATGGCTTTGATGGAGTTAGACAAGTGCCGTAAGAAGGCCGAAGCAAAGGCAAAGCGCCTTGCGAAGAAGGAGGCTGCAAGTGGGCTTTAATCTTCAGGACTACGAGCCCGTTGCCGCGAGGCATTCAAGATGGTTGGAACAACACCCCAACGGACGCACCATCACACACATGGTCTCGACACCCGGTGCTGATATCTGTGTGATCCGCGCTGAGCTGTGGCTTGAGGATGTGTGCATCGCTACGGGCTACGCGGAAGAGGTGCGTGGTGCTGGGAATGTAAACAGAACCTCACATGTGGAGAACTGCGAGACCTCCGCTGTGGGTCGTGCATTGGCGAACGCTGGAATGGCTGGCACCGATGTAAACAAACGACCATCCCGAGAAGAGATGGCAAAAGTCGAACGCGCCACCGCTTCAGGCCGTGGCTACCTGCCTGCACAACCCAAGATTGTTCACACAAAGTCCTACGCCGAATATGGCGAAGGAGTCGGCGTAAAAGTTCGCGGCAACCAGTTCGGGCCGTTGCCTGATTGGTTAATTGCTGAAGCAAAAGCAGCTGACGTGTCGGAGGTTTACGACAACCGTGACCAAGTCGCAGGCACAAAGCGCCCATGGTTCAAAGCAACCGAAGGAGGCAAAGACGCAAAAGCCTTTTGGCCTCCACGCGGAACACCCGACCCGATTGTTGCTACCCATGAAGACGACCTTGCAGAACCATCACCAGAGGATCCGTTCTGATGGACGCAGGAACAATGAAGGACTACATCGAAGACCTGATCCAGCAGGTAAACACGCTCGAAGCACAGTTCCACAAACTCAACGAAGTGATACTGCAGCTCCAACAACAGCGAGACCAGTACCGCGCACTTTATGAGGCGACATGTACGACTTCATAATGTTCATGTCTCACAGCGTTTTGATGATGGCCCTAGGCGCAT